ATCCGCCTGTAAAAATCAGTGTAGCCGCTGATAAAGTGCAACTAAGCGCAACAACAATAAAAAGTATTAAAGACGGTCTTGTAAAGAAGGCAAAAGAAGGCGCCATCGCCGGCATAAAAGGCGACGACGCCGATGCCATCATCAAAGCAGAAAAAAGTTTTTTTCTTAAAGAAAAGAATGCGCTTGTACGATCATTTGAATCTTCAATGGGTCAGGGCTTGGCAGGATTTATTACACAAATGACCTTAAACTACGACGGAGCTCCGTGGGATATAGAATCAGGCCGGCGAGCTCCGCAGTGGGTAGAGATTCAGATGTCATTCTCACCAATTCATGATCTGCCCCTTGGTCTGGATTCTGATGGACATATGATTGCTCCGTCACACCCTGTTGGTTTGTCACATACAACTCCAAGATCCGGCTGGCCAGACGAGCCCCCGGAAGAAAGTGCATTTAGCTCTGACAAGAACATGTTGGCAGGAATGCAGAGTGCCAACCCTGATCTTCCAGAACCATTAGATCCATCTGAATCTAGTCCAAACCCACCAAAAATGCCGCCCAATATTCCTGGTACAGGAGGAATGAATCCACAAACGCTAATGAGGGCGCTATCAGCAGTAAAAACAGTCTCAAGTATGTTCTAGGATATTATAAAAATGGCAATAAATAGATACAGCAGTGATAATCAGATAAGCAATTTAGGTTTGGGTTCATCAAAAGCGTTTAAGAGAATTAGGATTGCGTTACAAGAAGACGACTTAGCATTAGTCTCTCGTCTAACCCAGGAAAGTGAAAGATTAGACAAGATTGCTGGCGAATATTATGGCGATGGAAGATTATGGTGGGTAATTGCGATTTGTTCAAATATAGGTTGGGCACTTCAAGTGCCACCTGGGACGTTGTTAAGAATTCCAGCAAATCTAGGCGAGATCGAGGATTTGGTGTAGACTCATGGGATCAAAGGCAGTAGACAATGCAATAAGAGAACTAGGCAGATATTTTGGTATTAGATCAGCTGATGCTTATTTATCACAGATTTTAGGGGCAGACACTGATATCTTAGATCCAACAAAAGCAACAGCTCCCTCGACAGGTAGGTCGTTGTTGCTAAGCAAAATCTCTGGCGCCAGTGATGAAAGTTTTGCTACCACAAAAGCGATGCTTGATCACGTCGCAAAGGGCAAGACACTTGAGGGCTATATTGATGATATATGTATCACCCCTGATAGAAGTGACACATATGCTAATCAACCTGTGAATCGCCCAGAGGTTAAAAGTGGTGCAGTTATCTATAAAGAGCAGGGAATGGGTATGCCTGGTGGCGTTGGCTCAGCTGGCGGGGATTAGTCAATTAACGATCTTCGCGATAAAGACCAAAAACACAAAGGCGATTCAAGCGAAACCCCAGTGAGCGTAATCCAAGTTTTTCCTGCTACAGGAAATGTTTCGAATGCAGATTCTGCAGTGGCAGCTTTATTTTTAACCTCAGTTTCCACTTTAGAAATGTCTCGTGCTGTTCCCTATATTGATATTTTGATGATAACGAACGAAGGCGAAGACAGTACTTTAAAGCAAATGTCACTAGGGCGCTGGTTGCTTGGACCGACATCAAAAGATAAGTCAAACGTGCTTACCGCAGATTTTTCAGATTATAAAAGTATTACAACAAAGATCGACGATGAAGTCAAGCGTATTGAGACAGCTGCAGCTGCTATGGAGATTTTTACGTCCCCACAAACGTTGACAAATATACCTACTGGACCGCTCACCAACGACCCATTTCGACCATTCATGTCTTTAGAGGAATTATCATTTAACGTTGCGGGCGCAGGCGGTATGTTTTCGTTTAAAACTGGAGAAATGAAGATAAAGCTTCATGATAAAACAAAATTGGGTAGTATCACACCGCTAGTTACACCAGGCGGATTAGGGAGTATAAAGCTTGTAATTACATACGGGTGGTCACATCCTGATGGAAAATCTCACAAAAGAAAATCAGATGCAGACGCCAGTAATAGGGTTGGAGAGCTCATTGACGCAATGCGAACAACAGAAGTATATATGGTCCATAATTCAGAAATGACGTTTGAGGATAATGGTGAAGTATCTATTGACGCTAAGATAGCTATGGTTGGTGGAAATGAAGTAAGCAAAATAGACATAACACTTCCAAGTGTTGTTCGACTTGCAACACGTTTAGATGATGTGTTCAAAGATATTAATAAAATGTTAAGAGGTCTTAGAGAGTCTAGGGGCACAGCTGTCGGGAAATTGTCACAAAGTAATACTTTAGATGCTACTACAAACTTAAATTCTGCTCTAAATGTAAGTGCAAAAGATGTCAGAGCTTTACTTGCGTGGACGGTTAAATCCAAAAAGAATAAAGACATCAAAGAAATTGGCGCTGAGTTAGGAAAATTGTTCACAAAGAAGGGCAAACAGCAAGGCAAGCTCGCCGAGCTCGCAAAAACACGAGACAACGCACTAGATAAAATAATACAAAATTTAAAAGAGACCCCAGACCCCTGGTTGCGTAAACCCTTAGGCATGACTATTAATAGTGGTGGTAAGTTTGCTGCCGCTAGATTGAAGAAAAACAAGCAAACACACGCATCTTTAGGAAAAATAATTTCTGTTTTTGTAGGAGAATCTCTAAAATCGACCAATCAATTTTCAGAAGTCCAACTAGTGTTTCATGCATTTAATGACTCAGCATCACTTATGCAAGATTTTAATATTGCACAGTTTCCTATACAAATTGCAGCATTCCAAACCGTTATCAAGGAAAAATTTTCCAAGCGTGGTAGTATGACGGTACAAAACTTCCTAGGTATATTAGAGGCATACTTTATTTCAGACTTAGCTGCTAATGCATATGGAATGAACGCGCTTTACGACACCTCCGGCAAGGGACAAACCACAACAGATGCTAGGGCAAACAGGAAATTAACAAGTAAAGCCAGCAAAGACGCAGCCAAGGGCCTTTTAAATGATCAGTTACATACCATATGGAAGAAAGCGTACGGTATTACAGGTGACAACACAGTTGGCTTAGGCTGGCGAAAGCCCGAGATTATGGCAAACATTCAAGCGGCGCCGCAACGTGATCACCTCACCGCCGGGAACGTTGATCCCACCAAAACAGTATTAAAAATTCAATTTTTTGACCAGCAGTGTCGTACAACAGAAACTTTAAGAAATTTATTTATAGAATTTGCAGATTCAGGAATAACGTCAGGGATAACCAGGAGACCAATGGAGGGTTGTCGAGGGTCTAGACATCAGGAGAATTTTACAAATCAATTAAAGTTTTTAGAAACTGATCTAAAATTAATAACAAAAATTAATTTGATGCCTAAGGTCTTAGAAAGTATGAAGCTTGAAGAAACGAACAAAAAACTTCTTGATGACATTTCAAAAAATTCTTACGTAATAAATATAGCGTCATATAAAAATCTTAAAGACTCCATATCAAAAATTGTCCCTGTTTTGTATTGGGGCTCCGGTGCAGGTTCACTTATGACAGCGGCCATCAAAACACAAAGCAATTCAGCTTTGACAACTGTCAATATGTTACGTAATAGTCCTGGAAAATCAAAAGATGAGGGGAACGTGAACGTTCCCACAACAATAATGCCCACAGCCCTAAATATAGACACATTGGGTTGTCCATATATCGCATATGGACAGCAATTTTTTGTAGATATGGATACAAATTCTACAGCTGATAATTTCTATGGTGTTATCGGTGTAAATCATACCATTGGTCCCGACGGGTTTAAAACAACAATTGATCTTATTCAGTTAGACGCCTATGGCAGATTTAGATCTACGTTCGACAGTGCATCAATGGTTGCCTTGAACTTATATTTAGAAGCAGAGCGGAAATTTATTGCGGATGAAGAGAAGACGAAGAAGATCCAAGCCCAGGTAGGTATTCCCGCGACCGCCACTATCGTCTCCGCGACCGGAACCGCCACCGCCTAATAAATAATAAACTTGTGTTATTTGTGTTATAATATTATGTGAAGTGTAGAATAAAAATATCATCTACTAACTTTATTGAAGTTGGCGAGTGCTTTGACGGACCTGGCAATTTAGATATTTCTTTGTGCGGAGAGTCGAACATAAAAGATTACTTTCTTTTATTAGAGAGATCTTATCCAGATATTTTATCTACAAAATATCAAAAGATGCAAACGTTACTGGGATGTTCAGACGAGACTATATTAACAATGTTACCAAAAAAATATCTAAGTACCAGCATTGATAATACACTTAACGCTATTAAAGATATCTCGGATAGTAAAGAAAGCAAAGAGTATTTGATAACATATTTACAGATCAAAGGATTTCTTGAAAGTCTAGTCAGAACATCAGTTAATGTAGAAAAAATTAATAAATTGCTAAATGAAACTGTGCAACCAACAGTCAGAAATACTATTAAAGGCTTTATTCCAGAAAACAATAATTTATGTAGTAAAATAATTTATTCAACTATAGGAACTGTGACAGGAAGATTAACAGTTATTGATGGTCCAAGGATATTAACAGCACCAGGCAAGATTAAAGCTTGTTTCGAAAGTTCATATAGAAATGGTAAGGTTCTTCAAATAGATATAAAGTCAGCTGAGCCAAAATTTGCACTACAGATAAAAGATGATACAGTCCCTGATGACGTTTATCTAGACATTTCTAAAAATGTATTAGAAGACAAAATTACTAGAAAGCAAGCAAAACAAATAACACTTTGTGCACTTTATGGTCAGTCACCCGCTAAATTAAAAAATCAATTGCCTGGTGAGCTTGACGCAAGAACAGTTATTCGTCAAGTTAGAAGTTATTTTGGCTATTATCAGCTTTTAGATAGGTTAAAACAAGATCACGAAAGTAATAACTTTAGAAATGCGCTGGGAAGACCAATCAGATTAAGTCCAGAAAATGAGCATCTTTTGTTAAGCTACTATTTACAGAGCTCAATTGCCGAGGGTTCAATTTTGATGTTTGCAGATTTTGTTAATAAGTTTTCAGATTTTTGTAAGCCAAATTTTGTGATTCATGATGCATTGATTCTTGATTGTGAAGAGAGTTTTGCGAATGCATTGCTAGAAAAGAAAAGCGTGAACTTGCTATTAGGCGATTGGAAGTTTAGCGCAGAAGTTAAAGACGTAAGAGATATTTAAAACTATGAAGAAAGAACAACATTTTAGAAACGCACTCCGTACAGCAATTAAACAAATTTTAATTGAGCAAGAAGAAAAACCATTAGAAGATAAAGAGAAACCAGATTCTTCAAAAGAAAAACCAGAAAAACCAGAAAAACCAGAAAAATCAGAAAAACCAGAAAAATCAGAAAAACCGCCAGAAGATAAAAAGAAGTCTACCAGAAAAAAGAAGACATCTTCGCCGGGTGAAATTAGAATTGCAACTGGTGCAGTTGGGGGAGGGCGATTCAGCAAGTTCGTCGGAGACGCCAAAGCTCGAGTAGAGAATGACCCCAGTGGGCTAATGAGAGACCTTGGCATAAAAAGTGCAGACGGTTCAAACGATTTAGAGAAAATTTTAAGTATTTTGAATACTGCCATTCACACAAATCCCGTTATGGGTGAAGCCTACTCCGGGTCAAACATTTCTCAGGAGCAATCGCCTGAAGGGATTATGATAAAAACTGTTGGTGCATTTCCATCAGGTATAAACAACAGAAATGGTATAAAGTTTATATCTCATACGCTTGTTGCAGCTAAAAATGCAGGCATATTACAGCTACAAAACGCCATAGAGATAAATCAGGGAAGAAATTCTCCGATAGTAATCTATATTTCAAATTGAACAAGCAAAGTCTGATTGATACATTTATACTATGAAAGATACAGACCAGCTAGTAATACAGTTCGAGAAATATGCAACGGTTCTTAAGAAAGTTTTAGATTCAGATGTTGTAGATGCACTTATTGATGAACTTGGAGAGAGGCTTCTGATGTGTCCCAGGGGATTGACAGAAGAAGATGGTGGTACTCCAGGCGGATTGATAGAATATTCACTAGAGGTGGCAGGAGTTGCCAAGAGGCTTGGATCAACGTTCGGCAACACAAAGTCTCTAGTAAGGGTGGCATTGCTTCATGAACTTGGTAAGGTCGGGTATCTTGAAAGCGGAACTGATATGTATTTAATTCAAGATTCTGATTGGCATCGCGATAAGCTTGGCCAAGTTTATAAATACAATGATGAGTGCGAAAAAATGAATATTGCCCATCGAACGCTTTGGCTACTTTCACACTATGGTGTGGCGCTAACAAGAGACGAGTGGCTCGCCATTAATGTATCTCAGGGCATGCACTTACAAGAAAATCAATTTTATGCAAACGCTTTGAATCCTGTGGCAGCTGGACTTCTTAATGCAAAAATGGAAGTAAATTTTAAGTAGTAGTTGAATATTTATTTATATGCAAAATTTACGAAAACTTGTAAGAGAAATAATAAAAGAGATTCACCATGAAGATAAACAAGCATCTAATGATGAAGAACTTTTGATTGAACCAGACGAGCCTGAGAGTGAAAAAGAAGAAAATGAGGCAAGCGTTGTCGCTGGAATTGCAGGAGCGACCACCCCTTTAGGGACTTCATCAACATATCCAGGCAGAAACAACCAAAAGAAGAAAAAGAAACTTCCTGTTGGCTGGCAAAAAGCATAAAATATTTGAACATTTGACTATTAGAAATTAGATTTTAAACTAAGCTTAGTAATGTTACTAGGCAATAATAATTTGACCATTAATAAATTAACAACTTAAGGAGTTAAAGCAATGGCTATTGATTTAGATGCAATTCGCAATAAACTAAACCAGTTATCTGGTAACAATTCACGTAAAAACATGATGTGGCGTCCTGTCGAGGGTGAAGAGGCAACTATACGCTTGCTTTCTTTTCCTGACAATGATGGACAACCCTTTAAGGAGCTTTGGTTTTATTATAACATTGGTAATAACCCAGGTCTTCTTTGCCCTCATCAATTTGGAGAGCCTGACCCAATCCAAGAACTTATTAACAAGCTCCGAGATGATGGTTCAAAAGAGTCCTATGAGCTGGCGAAGAAGCTCTATCCCAAGATGCGCAGCTATGCGCCAGTGGTTGTTCGTGGCGAAGAGGAAAAGGGCATCCGCTTGTGGAGCTTCGGCAAAATGGTTTATCAGTCTCTGCTAAACTATATGCTTGATGAGGATTACGGAGATATCACAGATCCAACAGACGGTCGCGATATTAAGGTTAATTGTGTCAAACCCCCAGGCCGAATGTGGGCAACCACAGAGGTTACACCACGACCAAAGCAAACTAAGCTTTCTACAACTTCCAAGCAGGCTAAAGAATGGCTTGACGCCATTCCAAACCTGGATGATCTTTATACTTGTAAGACGTATAGCGAACTTGAGACGATCGTTAATAATTGGTTAAATGGTGATGATGACTCAAGTGGTACTGAGCATCAATCATCAAATAGCTCAGATTCTTCTAGTACTTCTGATACTTCAACAACAGCAGATTCTAGCTCTGATGTTGCTGCGACCAAGAAGTATAAGTCATTAGACGACGCGTTTAGTGATCTTGAGGATCTTTAGAGATTAAGGTCTTTGTCCTAAGGGGCAAATCTATGAAGGCCGAGATAGATTTAATCTATCTCGGCTTTTTTTTAAAAATATGACAATAAGAGAAGCCTGATTTTTTAGTAAGTCTAGAAACTAAGCTGTTCTTAAAATTATTGTCAACATAGCAGCATAGTCTGCAACTTCAGAAAAATAACTCAAAGCTCATTAGAGACTCTAATAGCAAATTGAACATGACGAAAATTTAGATATTATTGAAGTATAGGAGATTATATTTTGGCAAGAAAAAAGAAAAAAACAGAAGAAGTAATAAATGGTCTTGACGACTTTACTGGTGATTTGATTGTTGCACTTAACAAGGAACAGGGTCATAGGGTAGCATATAACTTGTCCTGTGACGAGTCACCAACTCACGTCAAGCGCTGGATCTCAACTGGTTCAAGACAGTTAGATTATATTATTTCAAATCGCAGAGATGGAGGACTTCCTGAGGGCAGAATTGTTGAAATTTTCGGCCCACCATCAATTGGGAAAAGTCATATTGCCACGCAGATTGCCCGCTCAACGCAACGAATGGGCGGAATTGTTGTGTACATTGACACTGAAAATGCTACGTCTCCAGATAATCTGGCACTATTGGGCGTAGATGTATCAAAGCGATTTGTATACGTTGACGAGCACTGTAAAGCGAATGTGTATGCAATTTCAGAGGCAACCTTTTTTAAAGTTCGCGCAGTGGATAAAGACGTTCCGGTTACAATTATTTGGGATTCTGTTGCCGCAACGTCTCCAAAGGCTGAGCTTGAAGGCGATTACGACAAACAGGGTATGGCCCTCAACGCAAGGGCAATTTCAAGGGGAATGCGAAAGATTACAGGCATTATTGGTCAGGCAAACGTTTTGTTTGTATGCTTAAATCAAACCAGGGAGGCCATCGGGGTCATGTACGGAGACCCAACAGTTGTACCTGGTGGAAAATCCATCCCTTTCCACGCCTCAGTCCGTATTAAGTTGGGCGCCGGAAAGAGGATCGAGAATAAAGACAAAGAAGTTATTGGCATTCACGTTTCAGCAAAAACAATTAAGAATAAAGTTGCTGCACCCTTCAGGGATTGCAGATTTGAAATTCACTTTGGTAAGGGGATTGTTGAACATGAGCAGTTATTCGATTTTCTACGTGCGCATGGGCCAGAGCTAATTGGCAAAAACGAAGTAGAGCTTTCCGGCACAGGCGGGTGGAAAATGCTCACTGTCTCTAATGCTAAGACAGGCGAGATTAAAATTGAAAAGAAATTTCACAAAGCTGAGTTTGGCGAGATTACGAGAAACAAAGAATATGCATCATATATTGACGATCTACTAGAGATAGCGATGGTCAGAAAGATGACAACACTGGAAGGTGTAAGTGTCAATCCAGAGTCGTATGAAGAAGTCAAGGCAATCGCTGCTGAAATGGAAGAAGAGATAATGCCGGAGTAGGTTTATGTCAAAACGTCCTATTTTAATAATTGATGCACTAAATCTTTTTCTTAGAAATTTTACAGTAAACCCAACGATGAGTGACAAGGGATTACATGTGGGTGGGTTTATTGGTTTTCTAAAATCTTTAGCAATTTTGTGTGATAGAGTTCGACCAAGTGACGTGATAGTTGTTTGGGAGGGTGGCGGTTCGCCACGTCGTCGTGCAATATTCAAAGATTACAAGCAAAATCGCAGACCGGTAAAGTTGAATAGGTTTTATGGAGATGAAATTCCAGATACAACAGATAATAGAGACAAACAGGTTCTACTAACAATCAACACACTAAAAAAGACGTCTATCAAACAGTTGTATATTTCAGACTGTGAGGCAGATGATGTGATTGGCTATATTACAAGACACAAGTTTCCAGATAGCAGATATGTAATAGCCTCTTCAGATAAAGATTTTTATCAGTTACTTAACAAGCGTGTTATTCAATGGTCACCAGGGCAAAAGCAGTATATCACACCAAAAACATTGATAGAGAAGTTTGGTATCTCAGCAACTAATTTCTGTACTGCAAGGTCATTTATAGGTGATCCATCAGACGGGTTGGACGGAGTATCTAGAGCAGGGTTTCCGTCCCTCTCTAAGAGGTTTCCTGCCCTGGCTGAGAATAAATTTATCTCTGTTGAGGATTTAATAGAAGATGCAAAATATGCTAGTGAAACCAAAACACTAAAACTATTTGATAATATGATTTCAGGAGAAAAAATTGCAAAGAGAAATTGGAAATTGATGTATCTAGACATGATAGGATTGTCTGCTTCACAAATTCAAAAAATTGATTATTCGTTAGATGATTTACAATACAATAATGACAAAATTGGTTTAATTAAGATGCTGGTCAAAGAAGGCATTCATAAGTTTAATGCAGATTCTTTTTTCTCGTCGATACAGGCTCACACAAAGGTAAAAAAAATAAATGCAGAATAATCACGTAGGTTTTGGAAATTATAATAAAAATTTCCAGGAAAAGATTTTCCAAAGTCTGATGTCAGATAAGGAGTGGGCCCAACAAATGGTTGAGGTAATGAACCCTGCATTCTTTGAGGTTAGTTATCTGGAATACTTGGCAGACAAGTTTTTTGCCTACTTCCGGAAGTATCGATGTTTTCCTACTATGGGACTGCTCGTTACAATCGTTAAGGATGACTTGTCTGGTAGCGATGATTTAATTCTGCGAGACCAGATCGTTCAATTTCTGCATAGGGTTAGAACTAACGCTGATATGGCAGACCTCGCCTACGTCAAGGACAAGTCACTAGACTTTTGTAGAAAGCAGGCATTTAAAGATGCACTAGAGAAGGCAGTCGATTTAATCCAGACAGAAAAGTTTGAGGATGTTGTAACACTAATGAAGACTGCTGTTTCAGTCGGTTTACCATCAAGCGTGGGTCACGATTTCTTTGAAGACGTTGAGGCCAGATTTGTCAAAGTTAATCGCCAGGTTTGTCCAACAGGATTACCCAAATTGGACACAAAAGATATTTTAAACGGTGGGGTTGGACGTGGCGAACTTGCATGCATAGTGGCCCCCACCGGGGTAGGGAAATCACATTTTTTGGTTGCGATGGGCGCCAGTGCCATGCGGGTGGGCAAAAATGTTCTACATTATACCTTCGAGCTTTCAGAATATAACGTTGGATTAAGATACGATTCAAATCTTTGTGATATGCCCTCGAACGAAGTGCAGGATAGAAAAGAGGAAGTTTTAAAAAAATATGAAGATATGGATTTAGGTCGCTTGATAATTAAAGAATATCCAACAGGATCAGCTTCAGTTATTACACTTAGAAACCATATTGAGAAATTGACCCTTAAAGGGTTTAAACCCTCGATTATCATAATTGATTATGCAGACATTATGCGCTCAACCAGGACATACGATTCTCTAAGACATGAGCTTAAGCTTGTCTACGAAGAGCTAAGAAATCTTGCAATGGAGTTGAATGTCGCAGTCTGGACGGCATCCCAAGCGAATAGAGAAGCTGCCAATGCAGATATTGTAGGACTAGAAAACATGTCAGAGGCTTACGGCAAAGCCATGATCTGTGACATTGTTATGTCTATATCAAGAAAAGCAACAGAGAAATCTTCCAATGCCGGCCGTTTATTTGTTGCAAAAAATAGGGCAGGTCGTGATGGGTTAGTTTTCCCTCTTTGTATTAATACAGCAAAAAGTACTTTTGAGATTCTTGGTGAAGATGCCTTAACATTAAATGAGGCCATGGGACAGTCAGAGTCAGATATGAAAAATTTGCTTAAAACTAAGTGGAAAGAAGTTAACAAAATAAAGGTAGATGAATAGGGTTACAAGAGGGAGTTAACAATGAGTGACAACAAAATTAAGCTAAGTCTAACAGACGCATGCTCACAAGTTCTTCATGCATATGGTATAAACCCAGAGTCATACGGCCCTGCTTTCGATGGCGAAAGCGTAGGACTAGACTTATATAATTGTGGTCCAGAGTTAACGCTTACAGGCAAAAATAAGTGGGTCGCATTCGACGAACCTGCAACTTTAATTCCGACTGGTGTAAAGATAGCCCTCCCCCCCAATACAGTTGCTTTAGTTAAAGAAAGAGGAAGTGTTATAAAGACTGGTCTTTTTGTAAGGGCAGGCGTAATAGATCCAGGCTACACAGGAGAAATTTTTGTTAACTTAGTTAACCTGGGGGAAAGAAATACTGTATTTCCAACCGGCGTAAGATTGCCTGTCCAGCTGATCGTTGTCCCATGCTATACAAAATTTGATGTAATAAGCAACCTTGAGTATCTTGAAGTAACAAAAAAATCGATTCGTAAAGAAGGGACAATAGGCAGCTCTGATTCACAATTATTGCGAAAACAAGAGGAACAAGATGGCAACGTTTGAAGAGGTTTTCGAAAAAAGCCTAGAATACTTTGACGGAGATGAACTAGCAGCGAACGTTTTTGTAACGAAGTATGCCCTTAGCGATAACGAAGGTAATATTCTTGAAGAGACACCGGACAAGATGCATCTTCGATTGGCAAAAGAGTTCGCAAGAATAGAAAAGAAATATGACAATCCAATGAAGGAAGCTGAGATTTATGATCTCTTAAAAGATTTTAAATACATAGTTCCACAGGGTTCTCCGATGTCAGGGATTGGCAATAATTTCAGAACTCAATCTATCTCAAACTGCTTTGTTATAGATTCGCCAGCAGATTCATATGGAGGTATTCTCAAAGCTGATCAAGAACAAGTTCAAATTATGAAGCGAAGAGGCGGGGTTGGTTTTGATATTTCAACCATTCGTCCTAAGGGCTTAAGAACAAAGAACGCTGCAAAAACAACAGACGGCATTGGCATTTTCATGGAAAGATTCTCTAATTCCTGTAGAGAAGTTGCCCAAGGGGGTCGCCGTGGAGCTTTGATGCTAACCTTGAGCTGTCACCATCCAGATATAGACACATTCATAAAAATCAAACGTGACTTAAAGAAAGTAACAGGCGCAAATATTTCTTTAAGGATATCTGATGAATTCATGAATGCAGTTGAAAAGGGAGAGAAGTACCAGCAAAGATTCCCTGTAGAAAAAGATGCCTGTCACACCGTTTCAGAATGGGTTGATGCAAGAGAGATCTGGCAACAAATAATCGAATCTGCTCATCAATCTGCTGAACCTGGAATTTTATTTTGGGATAATATTTTAAACTATACACCTGCACAAATTTATGAAGATGAAGGGTATGGAATTACGTCTACAAATCCATGTTCCGAACTCGTTTTATCACCCTATGACTCGTGTCGTCTACTATTACTTAACGTTACATCATTTATAAACGACAGATTTACAGAGAAGTCAAAATTCGACTATACACTTTTTGCAAAAAAGACCAGACAAGCGCAACGCTTGATGGATGATATGGTAGATCTTGAAATTGAGTGTGTAGATAAAATCTTGGCAAAAATTGATACAGACCCAGAACCAGATAACACAAAGCTTGTAGAAAGAAATCTATGGAATAAAATTAAAGATGCAGCCTTAGGCGGAAGAAGAACAGGCTTAGGTATGACAGGGATCGGAGATGCAATCGCTATGCTTGATTTAAAATATGGCGATAAAAGTGCACAAAAAGAAATAGAGAAAATTACAAAAACGTTAGCGCTATCTGCTTACAGAGAGTCATGTAATCTCGCAAAAGAGAGAGGTCCTTTCAGTATTTACAATTTTCAGAAAGAAAGAGGCAACGCTTTTATCGAGAGATTGTTTGGCGCAGATCCAGAGCTAAGATCACTTCATGAAAAATATGGAAGGCGCAATATTGCTTTAACAACTATTGCCCCCTGCGGTTCAGTTTCTGTAGAAACACAAACAACATCCGGTATTGAGCCCGCTTTTATGCTCAAGTATACAAGAAGAAAAAAATTAACTGAGAATGACACTTCTGCCCGGGGAGATTTTGTTTATGATCTGGGCGATAAAAGGCAAGAGTTTGATGTTTATCATCATGGTGTCAAAACTTGGATGGATGTGACAGGAGAAACTGATATAGAATCCAGTCCATACGCAGGTGCAACTGCGATGGAGATTGGCTGGGAGGCAGGCGTAGATATGCAAGCAGCAGCTCAAAAATGGATATGTCATTCAATTTCAAAAACTTGCAATTTACCAAACTCCGCGACAGTCGAAGATGTAGACAAAATCTATCGTGCAGGCTGGAAGAAAGGTCTAAAGGGAATGACAGTCTATAGAGATGGTAGCCGAACGGGCGTGCTAATCGACAGCGACGACAAGCACAATAAAGAAGAAAAATTTGTAATGCATCAGGCACCCAAACGACCAGAAGAATTGTCATGTCATATCCACAATACAACAATCAAGGGTGAAGATTGGACAATACTAGTAGGTCTAATGGACGGTAGACCATACGAGATTATGGGTGGTTTACAAAAATACATAGAGATTCCAAAAAAATACAAATTCGCAACATTAATCAAACACTCATATAAGACTAAAAATTCAAGGTACGATTTGAGGATCGGAAAAAATGGTGACATAATCTTGATAAAAGACGTAGTTGCTGTATTTGATAATCCGAATCATGCAGGCTTTACCAGAACAATTTCACTCGCACTGCGACATGGAGCCGCAATTAATTATGTGGTTGAACAATTACAGAAAGACAGAGAAATGGATATGTTTAGTTTCTCTAAGGTGATTGCAAGAGTGCTGAAAAACTATATCCGA